TCAGATAATCGCCTTACGTGTTGAATATTTGGAATCCTGTTTCCGTCAATTTGTTTAAACATTGACAAATTGTTTGTTTTGTAAACCTTGTTTACTTCTTTTGCTTGTTGCACGTGGTTACTATTGTTCGCCATTGGTGCTGCTGTTGTATTAAACATATATTTATTTATATTGGTTACTGATTAATTAATAACAATGATTTCTTTTGTACTTCGTTTAAATCGAACTTCGCTTGTAGTTCTTCAGCGGTAAATTCACCTGCTCTTATTGCTTCAATAGCTTTTAAAAAGCGTTCGCCTTCAATCTTAGGTTTCTTTTCCGTGTTTACGGCTTTTACTTGTTCACCTGCTGCATCCGTGTCTTTGTCCGTTACGATTCCTAAAATAGTTGAAAGGCAGTAACGTCTGTAATATGTTATTCCAGAACCAAAACTTTGATAATCGTTCATTCCTTTTAACTGAATCATTGGTATATCGGTTTTACTTTCTATACTTTCACCGCTTTCGCAATGGAATAACACGGTAACTATTTGTTGCCCGTTAATTAGTTGGGTGAATCCTAATCCGTGTTTTTTTAATAACGGGTTAATCACTTCAAAGATTTTAGGAAGGTCAGCGTAAGAATATCCATACCCTTGCGTTCCTTTGTGAATTACTGGCACTTCCTGTTGAAATGCTGCTAAACTTTTAAATAAATTTTTCATAATATAAATTTTAATTGTTTGACAAATATAACTATATTTTTTAATATAACAATGGATAATAAAATAATTTATAAAAATTTTCTTAATCCTGCAGCACATCGTCCAATGCTGTTTGCTCTTTCCTGAAGGCTTTTAATTTGCTCTTGGATAGTTTCCTTGCAATCGCTTGTAAAATAGCCGTTAGACGTAGCTATTAACGGAATAATACCATTCGTACGAATATAGTTTACCATTTTACGCAATCTCGGTTGACTCATTTTGGTTTTAAATCCCCTTGCAGATAAAAATTCGTTCATCCGTGTTACGATTAACTCGGCTTTGATAGGGTTATCTTTTTTGTAGTTTCTAAATCCGTGAACTACTATTGGAAGTATCTCCATTTCTTCGTTCGTTAACTCGTGCGTGTGTTCTTCAAAATTTGTTATCATAGCTTAAAAATTAAAATCCCATTAAATCTTGATATTCAGCGCTAAATTCTAATTGATATTCTGCTAACATCATTTGGTCAATATGGTCTTGTGCTATATCGCCATTTAGTTTGAATCGTGTTTTTCTAATTTCACGTTCTTTGGCTTCTGCGTTTTCAATGTTGCGTAAAATCATTTTTAAAGTGTTTCGTAAATGGTTCTCATCCATTAAATCAACATCAATCTTTTGTCCTGTTTTTGTGGTCCAGTAATACTTTTTCATAACTTAAATTTTAATTGTTTTTCAAAATTAACTATTCTTTTTAATATAGGTCTATTTCTTTAATCTTTTTTTTGTAAATAGCTATTATTTCTTTTAGTTCGTCTTTTGTAAATTTCCGTGTTTTCTTAGCATCTTGTTCAAGTTGTTGAACCCACTTTTCTCCATGGTGTTTAACTAAAAAACTTCGATATTCAATTAAATTACCGTGTTTATGTTGGTTACAATTAACGCACTGCGCCCAAACGTTTCTTTCATCAAACCTAACCGCCCAATGATTATTAGCATTCATGTAATGCCCTGCATCAAATTTGCTTTTTAATTCATACCCACAGGAACAACAATAACCGCCCCTTGCTTTTAGCCTAATATATTTATTAAACACTTGTTGGGCTAATTTAAGATAGTCGCTTAATGTCATTAAATCTAACTTCGCTTTTGCTTTCGTCTTTTTCCATTGCTTCGCCTTTTCGGATTCTACCCAAACACGGACGCATTCAGGTTCTAAACAAAACTTTTGATTAAACCTAACTTGCTCAAATTTATTCTTACAATTTTTACAACGTGGCATCTTTCATTTTTAATTGAATTTCTAAATCTTTTACTTTAAACTTTTCTTCCATTAATAGCTTTTCAAGTCGAAAGTTTTGCTGTAATGCTACCCTTAGTTCTTTTTCTATTGCATCGTAACTAATCTTTACTTCTTGTAAGTCTGCTAAACTACGTTCCATTGAATCTATTAAATCGGTTCTTGTTCCGTGTTTTTGTTTGATTTCTTCAAGGCTTAGTTTAATCTTTAAATAGGTTGTATCTAAGTTTACTTTTCCTGTTATAATAGTTAATTCGTCCATAATTAAAATGGTATATCGTTATTTTTCATCTTTTTGCTAAACGAAAGTAATTCTTTTCCGTTTACTATATCGGGTTCAATTAAAGGAAGTTTAGTTGGAAACTGATTGCTAATTACATTTCGTTGTTCACTTGCGTAATATTTCGTGTAATTGTTGTTTTCAGCATCCTGAAAATAGTAAGTCAATCTATCTTTGTCAAAGTACATTTTAATACTTCCGACTTCGCCTATTGAACGGGGTTTAATTTTATTGAAGTAAATTATTACTTCGTTGCTTAAAATATCCTCACGATGTACGGTTATCATTGATTTGCCCGAGTTGAACCATTCCGAACCACCTTTTAAATCGTAAGGACTTGGGGCAGGTCGTTTTCCGTTTTCCTTTTCCGTTAACTTAGGGTGAATAATCGTGTGTAAATGCAAGTTGTTTTCTTCTGCTATATGGTTTCTTAATGGTAAAATGTATTCTAAATATTGTGCGTAACCTCCGTGTTTTTCGTAATCGTGGCTCATATCCTTCCAACTATCAATCGAAGCTGTGTGTAATCCTTCGTCAGTTTTGCTTAACTTAATAGCCCATTCCCAAAAATCCTTAGGACTTAATTTTCCTTTTGTGTCGCTACGTGTAACAATATGAAAGTGTCGCATAACCCATTCCATAGCGTGTGTTATTTCAATATCCGTAATTACGTTTTCTGCATTTGGATTAAAACTTTTACCCGTCTTTTTGTGAATTAAATCCGCTACAATTTCAACGTTGTTACCTACGTCAGGAAAGTAAACTAAATGCTTCCACCCGTAAAATTTCGAAGTGTTTACTAAAAGTTCCATAAGAACTTGAGTTTTACCGCTCATAGGGTAACCCGTCCAGTCGGTGCAATTACCTAAAGTCATCGAGTAATGTTTGTGTAATTGTTCCCAACCTAAAAACATTCCTTTCTTGTGGTAGTTATCACGATGTTTGTAAATCTTTTCTACTATATCGCCTTGTTCCGTTATCTTAAATCCGTTCATCGTAAATGAGGTAAGTTAAATTTTTCTTCTTGTGGCTTAGGTTGATTAACATATTTCTCAAAGTTAGCAGGTCTTAAGAAATGGTCGGGTGTTGCGTTCTTATTTTCTATTACCCATTCATTTTTTACCATATTTGAAAATGCGTAACTCCATTCCTGAGTAGTGTATTTATCCAAAAGTTTTTTAAGGTTACTTTCAGTTTGGTTATTTAAGGTTCTAAACTTAGCTTGTGGTTTTTCGTGTTTTGTAAATTCTAAGTTAAACCAATTCAAAAAACTATTTACACGTTCCTGAAAAGGAACATTAACAAGTTGTTCTTTCTCTTTCTCTTTCTCTTTCTCTTGTACCGAAGGGGCTTCAATACCCCCTTGCGTACCCCCTTGCGTAGGGTCTATTAAAGGGGTGTTTGTTTTATCCTCATAACCTTTAACTTGTGCGTCTATTGAATGTTTTTGACTAATATAAGCAAACTTTGCTAAGCCCGTTAATTCAACTTCAACTCCTGTAAATTGTCTTTTAAATAAAGCATCGTAAAAAGCTAACCTATCTTTATCGTTTAGTTCCGAAGCTACATCATAATAACTTCTATAAAACTTAAATCCCTTTCTCATAATACCATTTTACTAAATAAGGCAATAACTTTTCAATGTCGTTTCTATTTAAACCAACACCGCCTATATCTTTTCCGTCTTTATAAATTTGAAATAACATTGTAGTTCCGTCAGAAACCAATAAACTTTCTCCATTTTCAGGGCTTAATTTGCAATCAATTTTTAACCAATCTTCCATTTTGTAAATTTTAGTAAATAAAAAAAACCCCTTAAATCCTTTGGGGCTTCACGTCCAAATTCATTAAGAGGTTCAATAACGTCTTTAGGTTCTATAGTGTGAAGCCGAACCGTTTACAAATATACAAACTATTTTTTAATCTTCTTCAAAATTCTTATAATAATTATTTGATATGTTAACACGGGTTCGCCACCGCTTAATAATACGATATCCAATTTTGTGCTGTGGAGTAAATAACCTTGTTTTCACCAATACTTAATTATAAAGTGAATAACTAAATACCAAAATAAACCACCTACAAAGAAATAAAAGAAACAGCCTAAATAATTTCTCATACGTTAGATTTTATTGTTACTACGTCTTTATTTACTACGAAATTTCTCGTCTTTTTGTACTCTTGCATAAACTGAAGATAGCGTTTCGCTCCGTTTGCGTCCATTACCATATCTTCGAAGTATTCTTTACCTTGCATTAATTCGTCTTTTAGTCGGTCAATCATCGACTCTAAAACATCAAAGTTCGTGTACTCAAAAACTATCGTTACTTTTTTAGCTTTCATTTTTAATTCTTTTATGTTTTCCTGTTCTTAATATATCGCAGTAATTGATTCCGTGTTTTTGTGCGTACTTTAAAACGTATTCTTCGCAATACTCCAACACGGACGAAGTGTAAAGATATTTATCATTAATACTTACAATGTAATTAACGTATGTACTACCCTTGTACGTCTGAACTATTTTTCTAATCCACCTATATTTCATATTAAATACTTTGTAAGTTCATAAATTTCTCGTGTTAATCCACCTATATTTCATATTAAATACTTTGTAAGTTCATAAATTTCTCGTGTTTCTTGTTCCGCCCAAGATATCATTTCTTCTTCGAGTTCAATATCTTCATTAAACCTATTAAAAGAAACGTGCATTAATTCGTGATAAAGATTACAAATCAAATCCAATTCGCTGTTACACCTGTTTAAATTAATAAAACAAAACATTCTATCCGTTAATTTATATTCACCTTCGTGCGGTATATGATTCGCCCATCCGCAAATATAACTACCTTCATTCGTGTTTGGGTGCTTTCTGCAATCAGTTAAATTCAATCCGTGCATTTCTTCAACTCCATAATAGGTAAAAATGGAACACGCATCTACATTCATTAACAAATCGTAATTATCCCTATTTATCACCAACATAACTCCAAGTTTTATTGTCATCATTCCACCTTAATGTCCGTGCTTTAGCGTGACAAACTTTCATATAATGCTGAATATCCATTCTACCGGTATTGTTTTTCTTTTGCTCCAACCAATAATCAATTATTTCAATCAAAGTCGGATTTGCTTTTTTAGGCTTTCTCATCGTATTAAAATAAAAAGTGATAGCAATGCTCCAAACGTTCCAATAAATAGCGTTAAACCAAACGTAACGACCCTTAAAAACTCTTTGTGTTCATCATTGGCGGGTGTAACTTGGTCTAACAAGTCTAAAAAGTAATTTTTCATAGTTAAAATGTTTAATTGTTAAATGTGCGTTATCGAGCCGCACCCCTCGTTTTAATTTAATATCTTAATTCAATACTTCCTGCTGCAGGTAAAAAATTGTAGTTTCCATTTTTAAAATTATCATTTACTCTTGCTTCAATTTCTCTTTTTGTATATCCTGTTAACTCATCTATTTCAGTTTCAAAAGTTTCTTCTAATTTTTGTATGTTTTTTGGCATTCCAAATAAAGACCATAATAATTTTTCGTCTGCGGATGGAGTAAATAAATTATCATTTTTGTAGTATTCTACTCCTGTTTCTACGTGTACTAAAGTTGCTTTCATAATTGTTTTTCTTAATTGTTTCTACAAATATATGTATACTTTTTAATATAACAAGTTTTTTTTCAGTTTTTTTTAAAATATTTTTTCTAAAACTAAAAAACCCCTACCGAAGTAAGGGTTCTCGTTAACAATTAACCTATCAATTATGAAGAAATCAGGTACAAATATAGTTACTTTAATCTTCTTAACAATACCTTTTTAATAATATTGCCTACAAATTTTAATAAACCGCCTTGTGCGTCAACTTTCACCTCAACGTTGTCAGCGGTTTTATTAACTTGTACATCAAGTTTTTTAGAATCGTAGTTAACTTTTAATTCTCCGTCTTTACGTTCAACATTAACATCTATGTTATCCGTGTCAACATTTACGTTTAAATTTTTCTTTGCCATTATGCTTCGTTTGTTGTTATTACTCCTTTGGGTGCTAATTTAATCTTTCTTACGCTTGTAGGTTGTGCAACTTTCCAAGCTGTCCTACGTGCTTTGTGTAATCTACTTTTAGCGATTCGTGACACACTTACTGAATTACCTTGATTGCCGCCTAAAACGTGGTAATGTGTTAAATCTTCTCCTACGTAAATCCCTACGTGACCGCCACCAGTTCTTTTAAATGTTAAGATATCACCTAACATTGGTTCGGTTACAGGGTTACCCCACGTTGCCCACGATAAAGCCCATAATGGTTTATCTACTACGTCAAGACCTGCCATTTTACAGCAGTAAGCTACGAATAAACCGCACCACGGGATTTCATCTGAATTGTAAACACTTGCTAATTTTAGTTCACGGGCCCAAGATAAGATAACAGGATTGTGTTCTTTGCCTACAATTTCAGTTACTCCAAGTTGTTTAACAGCTTGAACTAAAACACGGGGTGCTTTTTGTTCTTTTAACCAATCGTAGTTCATTCTATTTCTAATTCGTCTTTCGGTACAATAGCAAAATTATTAGTGTCAATAATTTGTCTTGTAGCCAGGTGTTTATCTTTTCCATAACAAGCGTATAAACGTGCTTTTAAATCTTGTACTTCCGTATGCGTGTAAAATAGCCATAATGCTAAAACTCCAGTAGCTCCGTGTTTTTTTATAGTCTGTAAAAACTTGTCAATAGGTAACATTAGATTTCGTATTTTGGAAGTTCTACGTTATTGACCCAATCAATAATATCTTGGTCGTTCCAATCAGTCGCATAAGTGTACCCGTTAAAATCGATTCCAAAAATTGCAGAAGGTGTCGTTAACAAAACGCTTGCGCTGCATACTCTGTTAATAATATCGTCAGTTACTATTGTAACCGTTACTGTTGGATTAATAATCTCAACGTTAAATTGTGGGAATTTATAAGTTGCCATTTTTTATTTTTATTATGTTAAAGTTGTTCCTGTTACGGTGAATGTTCTTACGGGGAAGTAAGTATATGCTACTGATGATGTTTTAGTTGCTATATTCATTACACCTATATTATTTAAAATATATGCTGATGTAGTTGCATTTAAAACGGTTGTTGAACTCCAATAAACCCTTCCTGATGAAGATAAATTAAAAGGAGAGTAATTTAATAAATTATTTTGGTCATTAGCAAAGTTCATAAGATTCATTATCTCCTTCATATTTGCCAATCTCCAACCACTTGTAAATGTTCCAACTGAATAAGAAAGTGAATTATCAACTGCTTGATTCCAAGTGTTACCCGTTGCAATAGCCACTCTTGAAATACCTAACACAGTTGAACCATCGTAAGTACTCCAATCAATTACTATATTGTTTGTATAAGTAGTTCCGCCTAACTCGTCCGTAAAACGATTCGTGTTTCCGAATGGATTGTTGCTTGCTAATGTTGTAAAGGAAGCCCCCCTACCTGCTTCAATGTCGCCATCGTCTCCAGTTCTATAAGACGTTGTTTGACCTGTTTTTAATAACGTTGCACCGACAGGAATCGGTGTGCAAGTAAAGTTCTGAACAGCTGGCCAAGTGTTTGGTGTTCCGTCGCTATCAGTTATTGTAATATCAGGCAATATTAATGTACCTCCAGACGCAACTGTTACATTGTAAGTATCATCACTATTTTTAACAGCAGCGTTAGCACCTGCTCCGCTACAGCTAAAATATTCTTGTGCTACTCCCCAACCTATATCGTTATTACAAGCACCTTCTCCCCATCCTATATCATTTGCCATAATTTAATTTTTTAATATGTTTTACTTAATGTGAAAATATCTGAATAAATACTATTGTTAGCGTTGTTAGTACTAAATTGAGCCGTTATGTCTAAAGTATTATTTATTGTAGTGCTAAACGTTGTTGAGTTAACCGTGTTCCAAGCAAACCCCTCTTGAGTTCCCGAAGCAGCTTTTAAAACGTGAAATTGTGACAAAACAACTATTGAAGCAGTCCCAGCAGCACCTATTGCCCTAACAGTAAAAGTTGTTGTTAAATACCAAACTTGATTAGTAATTGAAGGCATTGTTAACGCTCCCGAACTTCCTAAAGAAACCGAACCCGTTTTTAATCTTATTGTTATCGTGTTTCCGTTTTGTGCGCTCATTAAACCGCCCATATCTAAACGAAAAGAATCCCCAACTTGAAAACTATTTGCAGGAACTGTTAACGAACCTACTCCGCCATCTATTAACGTTAGTTCACTTGTCGTTGCTGTTATCGTAGTGCTGTTTGCTGTTTGAGCAAAAACACGAAAATTAACATTGTTTCCGTTTACTCTTTTAGTAACGTAACCACCCCCTAAAACCTCAGCAATAGGAATTAAGTCAGTTTGTGCTAAACTACTTCCCTTTGCTGTTAGTTCCGATATCTTTACTTTTGCCATTGACCTTATTTAAATAAACGAGTAACTTCTCTATATTTTCCTTTTTTGGTTTGTATGTTTTCATAAAATCCAACCACCGTAATTAATATTATCACTTGGGTAAACGTCTCCTGGTTCGTTTGCGTCGTACTCAGGGAATAATGCAGAATTATTTGTTATGTAGTCTAAATATCTTGAAGTGTATCTATCCGCTAAAGTTTTGTAATATTCACGCAAGTAGTCTACTTCGTTTTTTTCTACGTTTTCCGCATTCTCACTTGAATGTTTATAAACCCCTTTGTTAGCGATTGTATAAGCTGCATTCGGCATATATTCGTACATAGCCCAATAAATCAGCATCCATTTAACGTGACCCTCTAATAAAAATTTGTAATCTTCATTTCCTGCGTCGTTTACCTCGTTATCTTCAATCAGTTGTTTTAATTTGTCAACTAACTTAGTTCCTAAATAATTTTCTATTTGAACGTCTTGAGCAATTTTAATAAACTGAATAAATTTATCGGTGTCTACATTGCCGTTTAAAGCCGTGTAACGAACTATATCATCTCGTGTTATAAAAAGTATTTCAGCCATTATTGAAAACGTTTGTTAGTTGGTAAAAAACCATTGTAGGGCATATCCTTTGGAAGTGTACTAACTTTAGAATCGTTTTTAACTATATACCCAAGTTTTTCTGCTTTTCTTACCGCTATTTGTTTAAGTTCTTTGCTATTTACGTCTATTGCTTTACCGCTAAAAGTTGCATAAACTCGTTTATTCCAACGATGATGACAATTACCACCACCTTTATAAAACCAAATTGAATAAAGGTCTTTTCCTTCAGGACCCCAACCCTCATTAACTACTTGCGTGTCCATGTTTTTAATATCTTCTTTTCGGTAAATCTTACCTGCTGCAATCATTTTTTTGCAAAACTCACGGCTTTTAGCAGTAGTTTCTCCTGCATAAACATAACGAGTTAAAAATTTTATCCCGTCTATAACCTCATCTTGTTTACTTGTAATGTTTGGTCTTGCGTCACCAGTTGAAACTAAATTTACTATTTTACTTAATAACGATTGTTTAAGACCTTTAGAAAGCGTTTCGTTCTCTTTGTCGTCCGTTTCATAGTCAACACTAAATTCGTCTATTAAAATAGCGTTTTCGGGTTCGTCTTCGCCTAAATCAATTAACGCTTGCGCTATTACTGAATCCTTACTTAACATTGTTCCCGTTTCTTCTGCTGCTTGTTCTTCGGTTTGTACGTTTTCCAAATCCGTAAACTCTAAAGGCTGCAACGTTCTAAAAGCCAATTTAAGCGATATTCCGTTAAAAGCTAATATTCTATCCAATGAAGCTATTAAAAGGTCTTGAAATGGCTTAATAACCATATTATCAAACAATATACTTGAGTTCCTTAGTTCATCAGCATTCGAACTAAACCCATTACCCGAAGCAATACCAAAAAGAAGCGGGGAAGTTACGTTATGACCTAACATAATTTTACGTAAACATTCTTCACTTAAATAAGTGTAATGCTCGGGAGCGTCGTTTAATGGTATATCTTCAACCGTAGTTTTGTTTTCTACATTATCATTAAAACTTACTATTACTTTTCGTCCTTTAGAACCCGTTAACTTTCCTAAAACTTGTTGGCTTATTTCGTCCTGCATTTCGGGGGTAGGGACCCCATTAGAAAAATTCACGATTTTGGTCCCAGAGAAAGAATTCTGCACCTCATTTATTAAATAATTCGACACCTCTTCTTCCAATAGCGCATAGCTTAAAGCACCTTGATAGTCAACGTAACTAAAATACTTCATTCCTAATGAATAGGGTTGAATATAAAGTATTTCTATTTCATCGTTTGAAAAACCAAAAGCACTAATTCGTTTAGGTGGAAACTTTTTAATGTCTTCCCAATTATCAGAATAATAATAAGCCTCTATTTCTCCGTCTTTATTGCACTTTTCAGGCGCTAATAATTGAACTGGAATATGGTAAGTCTTTAAAATCTTTGTATGCGATTTATCGTAATGAACTTGAATAGCGCATTGCCCTAACGCTTTTAATTCAAAACATAACTTTCGTAAGCAGTCTTGATTAAATAAAGTCATCATTTGAGCGTACTCATTCGGCTTTCTATTAGCGTCTAAGGCAAATAACCCACGGCCGTAAATTAAACGGCTTATATTGTTTATAATTGCGTTATTCGTTGTACTGTTTTTGTATCTATCTATAAGAAAATTAAAATATGAGTTCGACTCCCCGTAAGTAACCGAGTCTTCTCGTTTGGATTCTACTACTTGAGGTGGTTCGTATTTCGCTAAATTTATAACGTGAAAATTATTCATAAACTATAAAAGTGTTTGTTGTCGCATTACTTACATATTGACCGTTATTAACTGAGAAACTTACAATAGGTTGGTCGGTGCAAAACACCTTACCCCTAAAAATTAAATCTCCATTGTTAAGTAATTCAACGTTATAAAACCTATTTTCTATTAAAGCGCATTCAACGTTTAAGATTTGGTAATAATCTTTGTCAACCACGCTATCTATATTGATTGTTACTGGGTCGTTTGTGCTATCGTCCGTAAATATTAAAGTGTCGAACGTCGTTGAACGTGGCACGATAACCAATGGTTGAGGGCTTAAAGTTGTTGTTAATACGTTCATACTTTATAAACGTTTGTTTCGTGTTTCTGTTTCTAAAAATGAAAAACCCCACCAATTTAGGCAGGGTTAATCTATGCTTGGAGAAAAGAAAATTCTAAGAATCAACTATTGTTGCTCCGTTCAAAATTGTTGTTGCCAAGTCGCTTTCAGAACTTGTATTTAAGAAATTGGCGGGCAAATTCTCCATGCCCGTAAAAGTCAAAGAATAACCTGAAAAATCACCCATCTGCGCCCCACTCGATACCGTTCCCGCAGTTACGTCGCAACCTCTTTGCAATCCTGCAATAAAGAAATTATTATCTCGTGTTCTTACAATAATGTGAGGTCGTCCGTATGCTAACAATTTAACTGTTTTGTGAGTTTGAACATCTTGCTTTTTTAATTGAACCGTTAAAACTTGCTCAAAAAACGTTGTTCCGTTATCTCTTGAAGTTTGTATTGTTTGCTCAAAAGAGTTAGCCCCTTTCAATTCAAATTTGTAAATAGTTGAAATATTCGCAATATCTGAAATCGTGTCCTCATATCCTGCCGCTATTGAGTAAGTAACGTCACCACCCAATGTTGACGGGTCGGGATTGAAATCTCCAAAGTTCACTATGTAAATTGCGTCTAATCCTGAAACCCCCGATTTGCAAGCTTCTAATCTTCCGTGTGCTATGTCGCAGCTCATATCTTTTTATTTTTTTTATGTTTAACAAAAAAGGGTGGCGTTTATTTCACCACCCTCGATTAATTTATAGTTAGATTAGATTCCGTAAGTAACACAATCTTGAGCAAAACCATATTTAGCATCCGCAGTAAATCGCATAACTACACGAACGTTTTGAGAACCGTCAAGGTCACCCATATCCAAAACTCTTACTTCGTTCAAGTCGCTCATTAATCCTGTAGCGAAGAACAAGTTAGAAGTTTGAGTTAACAATGCTGTGTTAGTTGCAAGACCTGGAGCCAAGAATACTTTAACACCGTCAAAATAAAGGTCGTTTAAAGTTTGGTTAGTTCCTTTGTTATCGTAACCGTTAGCACCTACTCCGTTAGCAGCAAAACCACCCAATGCACGAACGTAAGCTCTATAGATGTTAGAAGAAACGTAAAGTGTCAAATCTTCTTTTCCGTACAATGCAGCAGGTAAAGCGTCAATGATTAAACCTAATTGAGTAACAACGTTAGTAGCGTCTACAGTTGTACCAGCGATTTTTTGACCTGCAGGCAAAGAAGCGTCTACGTCTAATTGTCTCATAATTCCTGAAAATTCACCTGCAGAAGCGTTGTTACCATCCCAAATAACTAATTCCATTTGTTGAGCAACTTTCTCAGCAGCGTGTGCAATTAAGAAGTCAGCAAAAGATTTTGGCAATACGTCAAACGCAGAATAACCCATTTGAACCGCATCCCAATCTGAACGGAAGTCAGTTTTACAAAGTTGTAAGTTAACTTGGAATGTTTCAGGCTGCAAAATTCTTTCAGTCAAAGTAACTGTAGACGTTGGGTCGAAATCACAAGTTCCGTTTTTAATAATTGAGTCAGTAGCTACTCGTTTAATAACTTGCTTATACTTAACGTTAGGCATAATTGTAATTCCGCCTTTTTCTAATGTTGGGCAGCTCAATAAAGCAGCTGCAATGTACTTACCTGCGAACTCGCCAGCGTAAGTAGTTGAAATTGAAGTTGTTGTTGGCATTTTATTTTATTTTAAAATTTATATATTACTTGTTTAGTTTTTCCAAAACTGAGTCCATAATTGAACGAGGTCTTTTAGAAGCAAGTTTTACTCTTTCAATTGGGTTCGTGTTTTCGGGATTAAATGAAATAGGCTTCGGCTCTTCGCTTAATTCTACTTCTTCAACTTTGTTTACTTTAGATAACTCAGCTTTTAAAGTTTCGTTTTCTTTTTTCAATGCTTCGATTTCTGAAAAGAAAGATTCTTTAACTACGCTTTCAATTGTTTTCTTTGGGGCAGGTGCTGTTGTTTCGTTAGCTTCTACTTCTACCTCAACTGTTGGTTCTTCTTCCATTGCTGGCTCCTCTTCCATTTTCTCCTTAACTTCTTTAATCATTCCCTCAACTTCTACGACTAAAATACGTCCGTCTTCCGTTTCGTACTCACCTACAGGAACAGGTATTTTTTGGTCATCTTCCGTAACTACGAAAACTTCCATTTCAGGCTCGAATGCGTCAGCTTCTAAAACTGTTACACCGTCCATTAATTTCATTCGTTCAAGTTTTACTTCCATTCCTAAAAGAACTCGAACTTTGTTTAAGATTTGATTTGTATTCATTTTTGTTTCTTCCTACTAAATAGGCATATATTTTTTTAACACTATCTAAATCGTTAAATGCTTTGTCAAATTTTGCATCTACATTTACACCTAAATTTGCAGCTGCTTTTTTATAATCTTCCTTTAAGTTTATGTATTTTGATGCATCAACACCATAAACATCTCTAAATGCAAATATTTCTTTATCAAGTCTTGAACCTTCATCTTTAATAGCTTTTGTTGCTTGAATTATTTTTGCAAACTCTTTTTCTAAATCTTGAATTAACCCTAATTCAACTTCGTGTTTAGCTAATTGAGTTTCCTCTTTAAATAGTTTATTATAAACTGTCTTTCTTGTGTTCATAGTTATGTTTTAAACGATTAATAAATTATGCTGTTACTTTTTTATCCATTTTGACGTATTGTTGTCCTTACTCCATTTACGTCAGTTGTCGTTACTTGTTGAGGTGTTACACTCGCTGTTTTACCAATTCCTTGAGCGTGTAAAGTTCCGTCACAACATTTTTTTGAGTAAGTGTTATCCTCACATAAACAACCACGTCTGCCACCTTTTGGGCTTGCTTTGCTAACTGTTCTTTCTGCCATTTTAGTTTATTTAAATTGTTGGTTTTTGCAAAGTATTTACATATTTAAGGTAAGCGTTTGCGTCATTTTGTATTCTTGAAGAAAGTGTGTTAGAAGATTGTAAACCGCTTAAATCAACTAATTCATTAATATTTATATTTATACCTAATTCACTTTTAGCTTCATTAACTTTTTTAGTTACTATTTCTATTTCAGAACTTACTAAATCTTCTTGTTTTCTTAATTCTTGTGCTATTTGCGAAACGCCTTGAGATTGTCCTTTTAATTGATTTATTGTTTTTTCTATTTCTCTAATAGCAGTATAATAATTATCTAAATCTTTCCCCGATTGTGAAATTAAAGAAGTATATTTTTTTAATTCAACTTTCAATTTATCTGCAATAGCTAATTCAACTTCGTGTTTACCTAACTTTACCTCGTTAGCGTTTTGCTCCATTTTAGCAATCTTCTTAAAAATGTCGTTTAACTTGTTCATTTTAGTAATTCTTTTAGTTTATTAATTATTTCTTGTTTTTCGTCTTTCTCTTGGCTCATTTCGTATTTATCAGCAAAGTAACCCTCTATTGAAAAGCCTTTTACCTTTCCTGCTTTAACATCGTTCCAAATATCTTCGTTGTTTACTTTCATTGAAATCATCCAAGTTCCTTTAGGTAGGTTAAATCCGTACTCTTTAGATTTGTCCATTTCAGGGTTATCAATTACCCAACTTTCAACAACACTCATTCCGTTTAACTTTTCTTTGTGTTCTAACGTTGCGTTGTTTTGATTAGAACGCATTAAGAACAATTCAGAAGCCTTTTTAATAGTGTCCTCACTGAAATAAATGTAGTACCCGTTTCCGTCTTTATCCGCTCTTAAAATTTGTTTGTTAGGAACTAAGGCAGCACCCATTAAAATTTTCTTTTCGGTATCTACTTCTTTAAGTTCGATTTCGTGTTTTGAAAGGGCTATAAAGTTTTCTTCGATTGCTGGAGAATGAACAACGCTAACTGCGTGTATTCCTGTTTGTAAATCGTTCTCGTCAATGATTAACTCGATTATTTTCTTATCCATAATTTTTAAACGTTATAATGTTGCATTTTGTAACCTATTTCTTTCAAGGCTTAATCCGTTTGCTACGTCACCACTTACTACATATGCTCGTGTTGGTTGCTGTTGGATTTGTGCTAATTGATTAACTCCCGAACTTCCGATAACATTAAAATTAGGAGTCATTACAGCACCACCACCACCTGCAGGCGCACCACCACCACCACCCGAAGAACCACCGCCTTCGAATTTTTGAGAAGCAATTTTAGCTACGTTTACTAAACCTGCAGCTATTGCCATTCCTGCAGCAATACCACCTCGAACTGGTGAACTTGGGTCGGGAACTGGCGTAAATTGAGAAGCATAAGCAGCAGTTGCACTTTGATACGTCGAAATAATTGCCGTTGCTATATTTGCAGCCTTTTGAATTTGGAATGCTCTACGTGCCGCCTTTTCTGATTTTTTACCAAACAATTCTGTTAAACTTGCGATTGAACTTAAACCCGATAATGTCATTTCAATAGCAAAATCCTTATTTCGTTTTTTAAGTGCAATATCTTTTTCCGCTGCTTCTTTATTAGCTTTATCGATTTCGTCTAACTTGTCCTTTTCAATTTTTGCTAACTCGTCTGCTGTTTTCTTTGCTTCTTCTTGTTCTAATAAAGCAAACTTCGTATTTATGTCAGCTATTTCCTGTTGGTGTTGAATTAATAATTCTTTATCACTTTGGTTCGCAGCGTCCGCCTTTTTATAAAGTTCTTCAAATTTATTATCTAAGGCTTGTAATTCTTTTTCTTTAGCATCAGTAATTTGCCCTTGTCTTTCTTGTTCTAATGCGTCGTGGTATTCCCTTAATTTATCGTTATATTCTTTTTCAGCTTGTAATTTTTTGTCTTGTTCGTCTTTTTGTGCGTCTATTGATTTTTGAGCATTCGCCTTATCCATTTCTTTAATGGTATTTTGGAACCCTGCCTTTTGGTTTTCTAAATCTTTAATGCTTTTTTCTATTTCCTTTCGTGTTTCCTCATTTTCTTTTTTAAGGGCTGGAACATCAAAAATTGAACCTGCAATAAAACCACTAAACTGGCTTTGCATATCGTCCAACGTTTTGCCTAAATCGAAACTAACTAATTTACCTAACCCTAAGGCCTCAGAAACTTTGTTCGCTCCTTTTATAGCCATATCAATAGGCATCAACATTAACTTAGGTAGGAATAATGCAGCATCTAAAGTAAAATCGACTATTTTCTTAGTCATATTATAATTCTGAATCGCTGCTGCTTCTTCTGCTTTACTTGTTTTTAAAACATTTTCAAGTTCTATTTTGCCTTTTTCAATAGCCGTATTAACTTGCTTAATTTTAATGTTTAAGATTTCTCGTTCGCTTTTACCTTGTAACTTTAATACATTGTCTTGAGCATCTAAAGTCGTTAATTGTTCTTTTGCTGTTTCAAAGTTTTTATGGCTTTCTTCGTTTAACTTTTGTTGTTCTGCTGTTACACCACTAACTGCAGCTTTAATATCATCCCAATAAGCTACAACAGTTCCTAACGCAACTAAAAATAAACCGATACCAGTTGCTGCTAAACCCGTTCTAATTCCTTTTAATGCGTCAAGTGCTACCGTTCCTAATTGTTTAAAAGAGTCTTTGGCTTCCATTAACCCCTGTAGCCCTTGTGAAAGTGCCATAACGGATTGAAGCCTAACCATTGTTTCTTGAAGCGATTTACTTTCTACCCCAATTAAACCTAATGCACCTTCAAACGCTTGGAATCCGTCTAAAACACCGCCTACAGATTTGCTTAACGCGTTAAATTTAGCGTCAGGATTAAATGAGTCTACTAAGTCTTTTGAGAATCCTATTTGGTCTTTTAAATCTGCTGCTGCTTTAGCTGCTTTAATAGCTTGTTGGGAAGTTTCACCGTATTGAGCCGAAACGTTTTGAAGTTCCGCAACCGCTTCTTTATATTGAATTACCCTTTTTTCTGCCATTATATTTTACTTTAAATTCTCTATAAGACTGTTTCCAAATATCCTTTACACTTGATTTTACTTCGTGTTTTCCTTTGGCTATTTCTATATTCTCAGAAACTCCAACGAACTCGCTAATTTTTAACATATCAATTATTCCCTTTATCATGCTGATTGTATTACTGTTAATGTTTGAGTTGTTCCATTTACATAAGTTGTTGTAACTACCCATTGCCTATCTAATCCCGTTGTATTTACTGGTGTAACTAACGTGACATTTTTTGTTTCTACGTTTCCAACAGCCCAAGTTTGATTAGGTACAATAATACCTAACGTTGGTGGGTCGCTTGTTACTATTGCGCTTTGGTTTCCTTCTCTATAAGGAACAAGTAAAGTAATAAAATTAATTCCGTTGTTTACTAAATCTACGTTACCTAAACTAATATTTCTAAAATCATTGTAAAGTGTTAACGTTGCTTCTCCGCTTGTCAACTCTAATTTTATATCATTAATGATATAACGTTTGTCTCTAATTATTAACCTATCGTTTAATTGAAGATTTGTAACAATGCTTAAAGGCAACATCGCTTTAATTGTAGTTAATCTTTGTTTAAGGTTATATAAATTTGATAGATAATTAAAATAGTAAGTAGCAAATAAACCATTTTGTTCCGTGTTTTTTGTAATTATTGAATTATCAGCCCCGAAGTTTAACGAGAAGTTGTTACCGCCTGTTACTACGTCTTGACCGAATAAAGTATAGTTTGTTAAATTTACGTTTGTTGTTCCGTTGTAAAATTGAATAGGAACTGGAAGCGTTCCCGTGTTTCCATATAAATAAAGTAAAGTTGGTTTAGGAATGTAACTTTGATAGTTTTGATTTAAAAAATAACCTAAAATAGCCGTGTTAGTTGTTACAGTTCCAACAGCTTCAAAAAATAACAAGTTTTCGAATGGGCTTTCTATTTTGTAGTCTCCACCGTCATAACTATAAACGTTATCCGTATCTCCGTACTCTGAGTTAGAAATAGCAAAGTAATTTCTATTTGTAAATGATTCGCTTTTTTGATACCTAAAACCAATATTTCTAAATAAAGGAACTCGGCTTAATTCTGCTGTTTCTGCATCCGTGTATTTTGTTACGTCAATAGTCGCCCCGTTATTATACCAATCTTCTAAGGGTAAAACTTGAAATTGTCTTTCGGCTAAACCTACGCAAGTCATATTAAATTGTCGCATAATACCTGTAAAGAAGTCTGTTATCTTCATATCAGGTAAATGGTTTCTTATATCTAAATCTGCCGTTAAAACGTTTAAATTCGTGTTTATAGTTGAAATATTACCGTAACTTCCAAATATATCAGCAGGGTTAAAGAAATAAGCTGCATAACTAAAGTCCATATCAATAGTCATAGCAACATTTGATTTTAATTGAAAACTAAACGTCTCGTTATTGTTTGGAATCGGAACTATGTTTGTTGACAAAATACCACCATAAACTAATATTTGGTAAGTTCCAACCGTTGTAATATTAATAGTTGAAAAGTAACTTCCGTTTTTAAATATATCTAAATAAGCCGTTTCAGCACTTGACTTCGTGTTTACAATTAAATCTATATTTATTTGGAATATTTGCGAACTACTTGCTGCTGCAGAATCTATTGTTATTGTGCTATTTGGAATGTCAACATAACTTTGAACGTTATAATTATTTTCAGGAACCGTTGTCGTTGAAACCGTGTCAAATGTTACGTCAGAAATTTGAGTAACGAATTTCATTAACTCAGCGTTCTTTGCTTGTAAAAATAATTTAGTAAATCGCTCATCACTAAAGAAACTACCTACAAAGTTTAAATCAAAGTCGTTTTGTATTGCGTCAAATAAACGAGCAACTTTAACCGCAGGGAATAATTCACCATAATTTAAACCACCAATAATATTCGTAATATCAGTTGCCGTTCCGTCTGCGTACGTCCAAAGTTTACTATTTGCAATTAAAGGAAACCTAACATCGTAGTCCGTTGCTGTGTCCGTTATTCTATTAAGTACGTTTGTACCGTTATAAGTAAACGCTAAAGAATTTAAGTTAAGTTGGTTAATCTTTGTTTCTCCAAATATGTCTTTAAGGTTTGTAAGCTGCCCGTAAAACGTAATTGAATAATTATCTGCATTGCCGTTTTTTGTGTTCGCCTTTTCGAGCGATATAACTCCAGTTCTAAACGGAATAAAATCTATTTCAATATATGCAGGTCGTTTTAAATTATAATCTATTGTTCCGTCAACATCGTTTTGATAAAAATGCTCAAATATTCTATTATTGACTATACTTGCAGGAACTGTAAAACTTTGACTAAAATCAGTTCTTATTGAAGCAAGGTCGCTCAATGTTTGAACGTTTAACGTTATGTTTATTTTCTCATCGTCGAATAATTCAAGTCTTTCATATTGTAAATCCGTACACGGTCCTGTAACTAAATATTCAAGTGTTTCGCTTTCTCCGAAAACTTCCCAATCAGTTAAAAACGGGTAGTAAACATCGCTTAAAGAATAATAAGTATAAGTAACTCCGTTAATCGTTATTTCTATTATCCATTGTGTTCCGTCCCAATAAATATAAATTGAAGGGGTAAAATAGGAATTTTCAGTTATTAAATAATCCCCGTCTTCCGTCGTTATGTAGTCTCCGTCTTCCGTTATAATATAGTCACCTTCCGTTAAACCTGCATTAAATGAATATTCGGGTCTTCCGTTTAAAAAATCAATTCTTGGAACGTCAACTGTTTGCGATTGCCCGTTAAGTGTAAACGTTACTCGAATGCAATCTATATCGGTTACTTGTCTGCCTATGTATATTTGTACCGTTCTCATTAGCTAATTGAGTTTATAACATCGTAAGCCATTTCAAATTCCATTTGATAGTTAATTGTTTTCGTGTTTATGGATTTAAACTTCTCAATAGATTTAGTTCGTAACATTGCTGGGTATCTATTAACCCTAATTGTTTCACTTAATAAAAGTTCTTCAATTACTTGTTTGTAATTTTCATTAACCCAACCCGTGTTAGCTTTTATAATTCGTTTTGCATTCGTGTTAAATGTTTGGTATTGTGGTTGGTATAAACTATAATTTGGGAATGGAACGGGGTTTGTTTTAAATTTATTATTTTCCATTTCTACGTTCTCGGTCGAAACCTTATAAAAAAACTCACTTTGCCAACCCCCAAAACGATTTACAAATTCAATGAATACTGGCTCATATCTGCATTCACATTGTGGAACAAAATAATAAGTTCCGTATGTGGTTATAATAGGCGGAATCCCAAATTCATATGTAAATATTTCAACTATATTACCGTCCGCTTCCCAACCTGAATAAACTTTTTCAATATACCTAACTGAATCATCCGTAATAATATCTGTTTGTGTTGCCCCCGTGTTTAAATTAGTATATTTTACTTGCCAACTATCCCCTAAAGGTAAATTAACAGCATTTAATGTTAATGAACCAGGAGAAGAATTACAGTCGTAATAGTAAGTGTTGGAACCCCCGTAATTACTTAAATCAGTTAATAAAATTAATTGCCCTGTATAGTTCGACTGGTCTTCAAAATAACCGAACCCGTCAAATGCTTTGTCAGTTGTAGCGTCTAATAAAGTTTCAACACCGCCTAAAGTGTAATATCTTTTGTAACGTACATTGCAATATGAATAATCATCCGCTAATGCGTTTGTACTACCACCGCTTCCCGATTGCGAAAAGTCAAAGAACTCACGAATAAACGGGGCAATATTATAATAAGTTTCTAATTGGTTTGAACTTGGAATTTTCTTACTTAATGAATAAGTAGGAGCGGCAGGTGCTGCCCCCGTTCCGTTCCATAAAAACAATTCTAAACGTGTGCTTTCTTGAGCAAGTTCGTCTATCGTTACAATATATGGGCTTCGTGCAAATATCATTTTCTAAATGTTTGGTTCATTATGTCATTAAATAAATCTTCAACCTCAAAACCGTAACTTTCTATTAGGTCATCAGGTAGGTTCTTAAAAGCTGCTTCGAATGGTTTAGTAAAAAATAAACTTGGCTTAATTCCAGTCATATAAATACTTCGAGCAATTAAAAATTTTAAACTTTTACGGCTCATAAATTGTCCGCCTTTTCCTCGTGGTGCAATACCCCTGCGAATAATCCATTTATCTAAACTTTTAGTCAATCCGCCTTTTGGCCCTGAACCACTACCAAATTTAAATGGTGAGTTTGGCGCATTTTGTTTTCCTTTGTTTTTTGCTCCGTCGGGAAGTGCGTTTGGGTTAGCACCTCTAACACCTTGGTCTTGATAAAACCCGTATTCTTCCATATCGAAATAAATACCGATTGAGTTTGGAAAGGCTTTTGCTTCGCCCTTAATTGAGTTGTAAAGTTTTTTGGAAGCGTTTTTTCCAGTTGTCGTTAAATTCTTTTTTGCTTGACTAACAACGTGCTTTATAAATCGGTCTAAAGTTTCTTGCCTGTTATCCATCACAAACCGTCATTTCGTTGCCTATCAAATAATCAAAAGTCATCGTCCAACCTGCTAAGTTATTTTCAAACCGTTCAATAAATGGTTCACAAGTTGGGTTTCCGTCAATGATTCCTAAATTTAAAAAGTAGTCGCCACGAGTTAGTTTTTCGTAAACACGATTTAACATTGTTATTTGTGTGTTCAATACGTCTTGCTCGTTGTCGTTACCTACAAAAATGTCAGTTGTTTCGTCTTTTGATATATCTACTACGTCCATTGCAATAATAGAAATATTATAACGAATAACATTACTTTCAAACGTTGCATTATTTACAATGATATGGGCCAACGGGAATATAGTTTGTTTAGCTAAGTCGATTCTAAAAATATCACCTTGCGTAACCGTGTTCACTAAGTCAGTTGCTTCTAACTCAGATTTAATAATGTTTAAAATTCCGTAGTAACTCATAATCCTTTTTTAAATTGTCTATTTAATTCACGTTGCTCAATTTCGATTTTTTGTTTTTCGAAAGTAAGGAAGGTAAGTGCTGTTGTAAGTCGAAGTCGGGTAACTTCTTCAAACTTTGTGATGTCTCCTTTAGCTGCTGCATATATGCTTTGATACCAGCCCCATTGTTTGCTAAATTGAGTTCTTTCGCTAAAGTCGTTGTCATTTCCTTGCTCGTCAGTATCTCCGTCTCCAAATAAGACAGGGTAGCCCCTAACAACTCGTTCTCTAAATTGTAAAAAAAAACCTTTGCGGCTAAGGCTATATCTAAACTAACGTTTTCCATTATTTCGGAATAGTTAGCAGAACTTTCGTAAGGCTCAATCTTATATTTGTCTCCGTGTTTTTCTACTATTGGGCGATACATAACAGCCATTGCCTTGTGAAACGTTCCTATATCGCTTATATTAGCTTCTAAGTCTATATATTCACCCCAACTCATATTTTCTAAGTTAGGAATAAACCCAAATTCAGTATCTAATACTTTAAATCGGTTTTTAAATTCGCTTTTTTGTTGGAACATCGTAGCAAAATGCTGGCTTAAAACTTCGATTTCTTTAAACTGAATTTTAACAACGTCCTTTAGTTCAATACCGCAAAAACATTGTATCATTTTTTCAGCTAAAAAAACTTCGTCATTCGTGTTTTTGGCAATAGCTAAAAATTTTTGATAGTGCTTTAAAGGTATCTCACTAAGTTTTGTTGGAACGATTAATTCTAACTTCATATTATTTAAACGTTTTATTATGTTTCTTGTAGTACACGGCAATTGCATACGCTTCGCCTAACATCATTAAATGCTTTCTTATGCTTTGAGCGTCGTTAAAAACTATCTTTACACGTTTACCCGTTCGAATATACACATAATGCTCAACTTCCTGGGCCATTATCGGTGTGTCATCTGTCATTAACGTAAATTATATGTGCCGTAATTTCTTTTTAATCCTAAAGTTTCCATTTCGTGGTAGCGTAAAGCATCTATAGCGTGGTTATTATTATCGATAGGTTTGTTCAATCGTGTTCCTGCTTTGTCAACATCCCAACAATAAGCCCTTAACTCTTTAATTAAATTAACGCTATTTGCCGTTATTAAATATTCTTGTTGTTGCATAACATCGATTCCGTAATTAATCGAATCCTTACCTTTTGTAACGCCTTTAATTGTTATTCCGTAGCGTCTTATTTCGTCTATTGATTTAGGTTCGGAACTATCAGCGTAAACTGGTACGTGTTTTGGAAGTCTTTTAGCTATATCGCTGTTTAACATTCCTGTTTGGTAAACTAATTCATTTAGAATCCGTGTTCCGTTATAATTGTAAATCTCTATCGCTGAAGTAGGGTCGTTCGTGTAACCAAAGTCTAATCCTATTCCGATTAACTTAGCTTCTGCAGGTAGTACGTCTATTTGTTTCCAGTTTGAGAATATAACACCTTCTAACATTCCTATTTCACCTAATCCGTAAACACGCCACCAATTAGCCCAATAACTACTCGTTTCAGCTTTTAAACGATTCTTTTCTATTTGTTCAACTATTGATTTGTCTAAGGCTTCGTTGTCTTTGTAGGTTAAGATTATAAACTCTGAGTCGGGTTCGTCTTTTAGTTCCGTATGCACCCAAAATTCATTAGCAGGGTTAAAGTCTAAATAAACAGCTTTCTTTGTACGTATTGCTAACTCGTTATAACTTTCAAAGGTTATGTTATTACATTCGTTTATATAAAGTACGTCACGTCTTGCACCCCTTAATTTACTTGAGTCATCAGCACTAAAAAATTCAAAACTTGAACCGTTTAAAAATTGATAAGTTAAAAGTGATTTGTTAAATTGTGCTTCGTGCCATTTACTCATCCACTTCATTATTTTAATAAAGTCTTTTAAAGCCCCTCGTCTTAAATGTGGTATTGATTCAGCTACAACGCTTATTTCTATTCCAGGAACAGCAGAAGCACGGGCAATTAACACGGCTAAAATTCCGTACGTTTTCGCAGCACTTGTGCCACCTTGAACAATACGAACCCGCTTTTTTAACTTAAGTATTTTATTCGTCGAAGTCGTCCGCTGAAACATCGGGGAAGATTGGTTGTTCTACTATTGTTTGTTCTATTTGTTGAAGTGGCGCTCCGTATCCTGAATCCATTAACGCTTTATAGGCTGCTACATCACCCTCACGTGCTTTTTTTATTAGTGCTAAAGTCATTAAATCTTCTTGGCTCATTGTTTCTTCTTGGTTAGTTAAAGGGTTCTTTAGCTTTTGATTAACTTCTAACCAATACTTTGCTATTGTGCTTCTATTCTTTGCTCCTTTAGGTCTGCCGTTAGGGTTTCCGCTTTCGCCTTTTTGCCAACGTGGCTCTATATCTTTATTTGCCATTGTGATTGTTGTATTCTCGTTGTTTATTTTAATTCAACTCCGTTCTTTTTAATAACTAAAGTCGGGTCTAATTTTTTCATTCGGTCAATGATAACTTGGCAATACTTCGGGTCTAATTCCATTCCGTAACATTTGCGTTTAAGTTGGTGAGAAGCAACCATTGTTGAGCCACTGCCCAAAAAGAAATCTAAAATTAATTCATTAATGTTTGTTGAATTATTTATACTTCTTTCGCATATTTCTAAAGGCTTTTGTGTTGGGTGTTGCATTTGTAAACCTTTCATTCTATTTACTTGCCAAACTCCATTTTGCCTTTCGTGTAATTCTCGCCTTCCAATCATTCCAAATATTGCCCATTCACTATCACCATAAGCACCTTTTAAATCACCTAAACCGGGTCCGCCTTTATCCCATACTACAACACTTTTAATTTTACCAATATTTTCACAAACTTCTTTAAAATCATTAAAGCAATCCCACCTGCACCAAATATAAAAATGTCTATTATTTTCTAAAAATAATGGGATTAAACTTAATGCGTCTTGTCCTACATTTGTATTCTCATCGTTTAAAATTTGTGTGTCAGTTCTTTTTTGTTTTACTTCGCTTTTCTTACTATCCCAGGCATTGCTTTCATATGCCATTCCATAAGGCGGGTCGGTAAAAACTAAATCAGCTTTTTGTCCGTTCATTAGCTTTGCCACTTGGTCGCTATCCGTACTATCTCCACAAAGCAATCTATGTTCTCCAATTTCGTAAAGGTCTCCTAATACTATATCCGTGTTTATCTCGTTAGGTATTTCGTAGTTATCTTCTTCGGCTTCAAGTTCTTCTTGAACGCTTAAATCAACAGGCAAATCTAAACCCCAATCGTCTAACTTTTCAGCGTCCCATTCATTTGCTAAACTATCCCAATCCCATTCTCCAAAACCTACGTTATCTTTTATTAAAAATTCGTTTTTTTGTTCCTCCGTCCATTCGTCTGCTACTATAATAGGTATTTCTTTTAATCCTATCTCTTTACAGGCTTTTAAACGCATATTACCACCTAAGACAACGTATTTATTATCTACATCAGTAAAAACGACTAAGGGACGTTTATTTAGCATATCAGGGAACTCCTGTATTGACTTAACTAACTTTTGGAATTTTCCGTCTTTTATTATTCTTGGATTCTTTGGGTTAGGTTTAACCTCACTTATTTTAACTAACTTCATTTAATTAGGGTTGTATTTATATATTTCAAATTCGTCTTTTTCTACTGCGTGTATTTCTAATGAGTATAATTTATAATCTATAAACAGGCAATAGTTTATTTCAGATACTTTCATTATTAAGCGTAACGCATTCCATTCTTGTTTGTGTTTTGTTGGGTTCATAAACACTATGTAATAATCACTGCTTAATGTTAGGCTCACTTACTTTGATTCGTCTTTATATTCGTTATATACTTTTTTTAAATCGTCTATACGTTGAATAACGCAACTCGGACAGCTTGTAAGTTCGTTTCTGACTTGAAAGATTCTTGAATGAATTTTAAATAGTTCTACTTGTTCAATCGGGGTTACTCTATCCGTGTTTTTGCTAAACCATTCATCTAAGTAACTAAATTCGTTTTCTTCTAAACACAAAGGCTTTTTATACGGGAATATCTGATTTAATTTAGCTTTACGTTCATCGCATCCGCAATCTTCTCCTAATAACCATTTAGCAACTTTTGCTACTCCAGTTACTTCTAAAACCTTTTCTACTGTATCTCCTAATCCTTCGCTTTTAGCCGCTAATATTTCGGCTTTTGTTCGTCTTTTTCTTGTCATCTTTTTATTTTATTAATTCGTAATCTGCATTAACATAGTCTAAATAATCTTCGTGAACGTTATCTTTAATTCGCTCCTTGCAATTCTTTAACGTGCAAAAAATACTCCGTAAACTTATATTAGTTCCGTTGGATATTTCTCGCATTGATTTATCTGAGTCTTTATATAAGTTAAATAACATTTGGTCGTACCATTCCCACGTCTTTACTTCGCTATCTACTTTTTTTAGTAATCTTGAAAAGCCTTCGTGTTCTTCTAATTCGTCTATTTGTTCCAAAGTTAATATATTGTCTAAACCAACTTTTATTATTCTGCTCTTTTGCCTGTGAAAATCAACAAACAAAGAGCGCAACGTTAAATAAACATAATACCTATTTACCTGCCCGTTTACAATAACCGCTTTCTCTTTATTCTTATTGATAAAACGAATATACATTTCTTGAACTAAGTCCTCAGCGTAAAACTCCTCACCAAAACTTTTAATCGTCTTAATGTATTCTTTATGGTGCTGGGCGACTTGTTCAATCCAGTTCATAAATAAATTTCTATAACCCAGTATAAACAAAAAATGCCTAAAGTACCGCTTTTTTTATAAGAGATACCAAAGGCAATTTCGTTAGTTCTTTTTAGTTTCACTCTGCTAATTTATGCAATTTTCTTTTATAGTTTAACAAACGACCCAACCCACGTGAACAAGTGTCTAACCTATAAACGTATTTTTCGCTCAATTCGTGTAACAAACCTTTCTTACAGGTCATTATCATATCTGAATGTAATCTCATTCGTGTTTGCATCCCTTGTATCATATCTTCTATTATTCCCATACGGTCTTCTACTTCGTCTTTATCTATAGCTAATCCTTTACCATCGCAAGACATACAAGTAAAATCAACAGGGTTTTGTTCATAAGGGATATGCGTATCGTTCAAATCGATTGTTACATAACCATCACCATCACACTCCGGGCAATTCATAAATAAATTTCTCATAATTTTAAATTTTTAATTGTTAATTGTCTACAAATATACTTAAAAGAATAACACTACAAACAAAAAAGCGGAATTTTTTACGTTCCGCCTTAAAATTTATTTACTAAAGAACTCTCCTAACTTTTCGATTGACCTACTCGATAAGTTACTTCCGTTTAAAAACTTATGAAGATTAGGTTGTCTTATACCTACTTCTTTTGAAAAAGCATTTAGGCTGATTTCGTGTTTTTGTAGGTAAAAACGAACCATCGAACGGGTAACTTCATTCGCTTCGCTTAAAACTTTTGCCTGCTCTCTCATAAGTTACTTAAAAAATCGTCAAAATCTTTGTTACCGTAGTTAGGTTTTGAACCTTGCGTTTGTTCCTGTACGGGTTTAAAACTTAACGACTGAAATTTACCTTTTTGTCCGTCTTTTACCCAACTACTAATGTAATATTCTACTCCACCGATTGTAGCTTTTCCTTGATAATGCGGATGCGTTTCTTTTTCTCTTTTGTCGTTAGTGAATAACGCTCCGCTGTTGTCTTTTTTTTCCATTTTTACTTATTTATTTAAAGTTTTACAAATTCTACTGATTCTGAATAATAACCATTACTATTTCCAAACCAACGAATATCTACATATCCTTTTATAGTTGCTAATTTATAAAAAGTCCAAGTATAAGATTCAGGTTTACTTTCTCCAAACTCATTTTTATAACTAAATTCATAGTCTGGATTTCTACCTTCTTCTAACTTAAAAGATTCTTCAAAATTTTTTACAAAATCATCATTACTTACTTCCTCAGCTATTAAAATCGGGTTACCTATTAAATCATTTAAATCTCCATTAATATCATCAATAGTAACAGCTTCGCAACAATCTTGTTCGTGATACATTTTATATTGAGTTCCGTCATTACAAGTAAATAAAATTTCATCTAATTCGTCATCTACACGAATATATAATAAAGTTTTACCCTTTAATTCTTTTATATCTATATATTCCATTTTTACTTTGTTTTAATATATAACCTTTTAAATCTTTCAACCGAACAACAAAACTCCGTTATAGGGTTTGTTTCGTGTTGTCTTATAGTTTCGTACCAAACTTTATCCTTTTTAAAGTCTTTGATTTGTACTATTTGCTCTCGGGTCGTGTTTTTGTAGTAACGCATTACTTTTAAATCTTCATTCATAATTCATTAATTAAATTGTTATAATACTCACGTGCTAATTCTATTCGTTCTTTAATTTGTTCTATTACGCTTTCGTCTTTTGCTATTTTAAAGACTTTTACACGCTTTTCTTTCGGGATATGGTCAAAGTTATGTTTCTTTTGCACAAAATCTCTTACATCCAAACTTTCGTCTATTAGGTTTTGTTTCCAATGTTCTCTCCTTACTTCGTCTTCTACTATCTGAAAAGGTGTATTTACAAGGCAGTAACAAAGTAATGCTTCCGTTTTGCCTGTTAACCATAAATATCCCTGCAGCTGAAAATAGTAATCCTTGTTTGGAATATCATCTTCAAAGAACGGGAAGGTTGTAGCATCCCAAGAAGTTTTCACGTCCAAAAGTATTTCATTCGTGTTTACATCGGGTGTTCCAGTTATCCATTCGTTTGTTATGTTTTCATCGTTTTTGTAAATAAAGCCTAAATCTAAAACATCGTTAACGAGTTCAATGGCTTCGTTTTCGCATTCGTTACCTTTATCCGTGTATCTACTCCAAAATTCCTTAAGGATTCCGTATTTATGTTCAATTGCAAGTTCCTGAATGTAGGTTTTGCAAGTCTTTGATAAAACTTCCCCTTTGGTTTTTGGGGAAGTCATAATCTTTCCTAATTGTGATGCTCGGATTTTCATTAGTATCGTAGACTTATTTTGTTTCTACTTTTGTAATTGTAAATATCTTCAATCAATGTTTTATATTGTTCACGATTAGCACAATCAACTAATGCTGTTGGTTGTAATCTTAGTTTATGCATAAATTCATTAAAATCAAAGTTTTTATTTTGAAATAATACAATCATTGTTCCAACAAAAGCTGAACGATTATAACCAACGTAATAAGATTTAATCATTCGTATTTTATTAACCCAATCTTGTGCTAAATTAAAATCCTTTCCTTTCCACGTTCCTTCTTGAAAAACTTCAACCATATTATAATTTTTATAATTATCTTGTCTTATTTTCTGATTAATATCAGACGAAGAAGAACCTGAAATGTTAGAACATAATGCTATACAATCATTAAAAGAATAATCATCATTTTTTTCAACAAAGTTTTTAAGTTTAATATAAGATTCAATTCCCATATTTGCATAACCTTCCATAAAATCTTTTTTAGTCCAATTCTTTTGGTTAAGATTAAGCGTATGAACTTCATTAAGTGAATATCCGTCTACGATAATATAGTAAACAAATGATTCAGCTTCTTTGGCTGCCATTAAACGATGTTGTCCGTCAATTACTTCCATTCGTTCATTAACTAAAATTGGATTACACTTCATTCCATAAACACGAATTGAATCAGATAATCGCCTTACGTGTTGAATATTTGGAATCCTGTTTCCGTCAATTTGTTTAAACATTGACAAATTGTTTGTTTTGTAAACCTTGTTTACTTCTTTTGCTTGTTGCACG